CCCTGCTCTCCAAGGCGATGCGGTGGTGAATTACGGAGGTCTGGAGGATGATTAACCTCAAAGGCGGTCGTTTTACAGACCTTCTGCCGAGCAACCTTGCATCACAGACGGAGGTGCAGGCTATCGCTTATGCGGTCGGCCGACAAATTGATGCAATCTGTGCTTACGCAGACAACGCACGAGTATATGCGGCTCTTTCTAAAGTGCCGGAGCAGGTGCTTGATGTACTCGCAGCGGAACTCCGCACCCCTGCCTACCGAGAGGATTACAGTATCGCCGTCAAACGCACCCTTATCGAGGGAACGCTCACCTTCTACATGAAGATGGGCACTCCTTCGGCGGTTAACCGCATCATCGAGGCTATCTTCGAGACCGGGTACATCAAAGAGTGGTTCGACTATGGCGGCGAACCGTACCACTTTAAGGCATATACCACGAACCCTGCCATCACGCAGGCGGATGTGGAGGAGTTCACCAGAGTATTAAGCACCGTCAAAAGGCTCTCGGCGTGGCTTGACGAAATCATCCTCGACCTATCCACGGATGCGATGCAGACATATATCGCCTTCTGGGTTCATACAGGCGATTTTATCACGCTGAACAGAGCCACATTGTAAAGGAGGGAGAACACCATGTTCCAAGCACCAAAACTAACCAACGCAGGCAAAGCACTCTACTACGACAATATCGGCGGTCATGGCATCTCATTTACCACCATCAAACTGGGAAAAGGAACGCTCTCCACCGCCATCGCAAACCTCACCGACCTCGTTGACACGGTCGTGACCATCGAAGCGGCCCTGTCGAACGGTAACGGCACTTATGTGGACATCTCCGGCTCGTTCAGCAATGCCGGGATGACCGAGGGTTTCTATTGGCGTGAGATTGGCGTCTTTGCCGCAGACCCGAACTATCCCGATGACCGAAGCCACGATGTTCTTTATTGCTATCAGAACGCATACGACACCGCAGACTTCATCCCTGCCGCTTCGGTCGAGACGGTTGAGAAGCACATCACGGTGCCGCTCATCGTGGGCGATGCCGAGAGCGTGTCCTGTCTGCTCGACCCGTCCCTGGTCTATGCTACACACCAGGACATCCAAGACCACGACCAAAGCGAGACCGCACACAGCTTCATTCGGAATCTTATCAGCGCCGTGTCCGAGGCTCTCGGTCTGCATAAACAGGACGGCGATATCCATGTCACCGCAGCACAGAAGCAGACATGGAACGGCAAAGCAACTGGAGCAGACATCACGAGCGCCATTGGCACTCACAACCAGGCCGCAGATGCCCACTCGGATATCCGAAGTGCCATCGGAACGGCTGTCAACAATCACAACACCGCCACAGGCGCTCACTCGGCACAGTTCGCACTGAAAGCCGACAAGGTCACCCTTGAGCAGCACACGGCGAGTACGGTGGTACACATTACCTCTGCAGAGCGAACCACATGGAATAACGCTGTGCAGAAAGCAACAGGCTCACTCGCCCTCACTCTTGGGCGCGATGCAAACGGCATCTATGTTGAGTTCTAAAAAAAATTAGGGAGGAGAAAAGCCAAATGAGCAAAACCTACCTGCAGGAAAAAATCACAGGAACAGAGGGACAGGTCGTTATGATTAACGGCCAAGGCAACGCAGAGGCCCAGAGCAAGGACTTTGGACTCAAGCCTCGTCTGTCTATCTCCGTGGAAAGCGGTGCTGTTGTCACGGTATCCGGCAACGGCGAGACCCTTACCCAGACATCCTCTGGGGCCGTCCTCAACTTCGACCTTTCCGGCTATGGCACTTATACTGCCGTGGCCACGAAGAGCGGAAAAACGAGCAACACGGCAACCGTTAAGGTGGATACCGTTCAAATCTACGAAGCGGAGTTGACCTTCTTCTCCGCCACTATCACCGTCACCGTGCCGAGCGGCTCCACGGTGACCTGCACCAAGGGCGGAGTCACCCAGACCAAGACCTCCACCGGGACGGCGGTATTTACAGTCACAGAGACTGGCACATACGCCCTCAAAGCCACGCTTGACGGCCAAGAGGCAGAGGACACCGCCACCATCACGAGCAACGGTCAGAGCGTCAGTGTGACCCTCGCCTATGTTCATATCTACGGTGTGCAGTGGGACGGTTCGAGCAGCACTGTGTGGAGCAGAACGGACGAGTCCGCAAACTTCACAAACCCCGTGCCGGCCGTAAACAACGAAACAGGCAGCAGTCCGTTCGATAACCTTATGCCTTGGAGTGGCATGGTGAAATCCACCGACAGCGCCGCAGGCGTTCTCGTATCCATTCCGAAGTTCTGGTACAAATGGACTCGCTCCGGCGCTACCATGAAGCTTCAGATTGCAGACAAAGCTGTGGATGGCTTCTCCGTATCGCCTGCCCACCAAGACCGTGGAGACGGCTCTGGTGAGCGAGATATGGTCTATGTCGGACGCTATCACTGCCACACGAGCAACTACAAATCCCAGTCTGGGGGTAAGCCGAAGGCAAGCATCACCAGAAGCAGTGCCAGAAGCAGCATTCATAACCTCGGCTCAACCATCTGGCAGTTCGACTTTGCGATGCTGTGGACGATTTATATGCTCTACCTCGTGGAGTTTGCCGACTGGAACACCCAGAAAACCATCGGATATGGCTGTGGCAACAACTCCGGCTCGGAGAATATGGGTGCGACAGACAGTATGCAATACCACACTGGCACGGCGAAATCGAGTCGCAGCACCTACGGTGTCGGCTGTCAGTACAGATGGATTGAGGACTTGTGGGGCAATGTCTATGACTGGGTCGATGGCGTTTACTTCAGCAGTTCTACCATCTACGGCATCAAGAAGCCTTCGTCCTACTCGGACACAAGCGGAGGCACGAAAATCGGAACAAGACCCACTTCGAGCGGTTACATCTCTGCCTGGGGAACGCCTACGGCGAGTGGGTTCGAATGGGCACTCTATCCTTCGGCTGTTGCAGGCAGTGAGTCGACTTACATTACGGATGATTGCGACTACGACTCCAGTGGTGTCGTGTTGGACTGTGGTGGTAGCTACGGCCAGTACCAGGACCTCGGCTTGTTCTACTTGAACGGTTACGGCTCCGCTTCGTACTCGGGCGCCAACATCGGCTGCCGTCTCCAAAAACTCCCTTAAGGGGGTTCGCCAAGGGGGACACATCCCCCTTGGCATATAACCTATCGGATTAAAATAAACTTTGGGGCTACTGTACCAGTAGTCCGATGTTCTCTCCTATCGGGAGGTTTCTCGTCTGGATTATTGCAACTACAACTCCAGTGGTGTCGTGTTGCACTGTGGTGGTAACTACAACCAGAACCAGAACCACGGCTTGTTCTACTTGAACGGTAACAACTCCGCTTCGAACTCGAACGCCAACATCGGCTGCCGTCACCTTTGCGAAGGTTCAGCTAACCATGTACTTCTCCAGTAATCCGCTTCGGCGGTTTACATAGATGGGTACAGTAGTCGCACACCCCTTGGTGAAGATATGCTATAAGGGCACGGTTTAGTACTCTCCGAAAGGAGCGCAGGAAACACCGTGAGGCAAAAGGAGAAAAATAACCCTATGAAACGAGCAAAGAACCTATATGCAGAACTTATATCGGACGAGAACCTAAAAATGGCAATCCTTGAGGTAAACCGCACACACCGTTGGAGACCACACCACAGGCCAAATAAGGTGGTCGTATGGGTGGACAGCGATATTCCGCAGAGAATTATCGACCTTCGGAATATTATCGAGCAAGGCTTCGTGCCTGCTCCTGCCGCATTGAAGCGCAGATGGGACAAGAGCGCCGGAAAGTGGAGAGATATCCACGAGCCACGCCTCTGGCCCGACCAATACATCCATCACGCTCTCGTGCAGGTGCTTCAGCCTGTAATGATGCGTGGCATGGACAGATGGTGCTGTGGCTCTATTCGAGGCAGAGGCATCCACTACGGCATGGACGCAGTGAAGAAGTGGATGCGTAATGACCCGAAAGGCACGAAGTACTGTGCAGAACTGGACATCCACCATTTTTATGACAGCCTTAAGCCGGAGGTCGTATTCGCCAGAATGAAGCAACTGGTCAAAGACAATCGTGTCCTCGACCTTGTCTGGCGAGTAATCAAAGACGGCATCCTCATCGGAGCGTACTTTTCTCAATGGTTCGCCAATGTTGTCCTTCAGCCACTCGACCATCTTATTCGGGAGGGTGGCTTTCGTGTGTCCCACTATATGAGATGCATGGACAACTTCACGATTTTCTCGCCCAACAAACGGTCTCTGAAGAAGCTGATTGCGGCCATATCTAACTGGCTTGCAGGCTTGGGACTGAAGCTGAAAGACACATGGCAGCATTTCGCCACGGCAGTTCGCCTGTCTACGGCTCTCGGATATCGCTATGGTCACGGCTACACGCTCCTCCGAAAGAGAAACCTCTTTCGGCTGAAACGCCAACTGCTGTGCTACTACAGAAAACTGAAACGAGGTGCGGTCATTCCATATACAATGGCTCTCGGACTGCTGTCTCGGCTCGGTCAGCTTAAGCACTGCAACAGCGTCCGCCTGTACGCCCGTCTGGTGAGGGGCCGTCTGCAGAGAGACCTCAAAAATATTGTTAGGGCCTACGCCCGAAAGGAGAGAGCAAAATGGAATACATCTTCGGCTATGTGCAGCGCAACGGCGTGACCGTTGAAAACCTCAAGACAGTGGGCGAGGCTCACAGCCACCTTTCCGGCTTCATTCAGACCGTGAGGGAATACCCGGACGCCACCATTACCGATGTCTGCCGTATCACGGAACACTACCGCTCCGAGGAGGACGGTGAGGGCAACTGTTATGACTGGTATCTCATCGCAGACCACTGGCGTAATATGGACAAATTCTCCCCGGTGCAGGTGCAGACGGAAGAAGCCAATGCAGCAGCGTCCATCGTCTTTGTCACCCTGGCAGAGGGCGGCTCCATTGACGATGTGACCGCAAGCGAACACGCATCGAACTTCGCCGAATGGCAACCGAGCGTGAACTACAAGGTCGGAAACATTCGCCGCTACGGAGACGGTCTCCTGTACCGTTGCATCCAAGACCACACTTCGCAGGCAGACTGGACGCCGGACACGGCTGTCAGCCTCTGGACTAATATCTCCGACCCTGCGGAGGAATGGCCCGCCTGGAGCCAGCCGCTGGGAGCCCATGACGCCTATGCCGCCGGGGCCAAGGTGAGCCACAACGGCAAGCATTGGAAGTCCACCGTGGACGATAATGTCTGGGAACCGGGAGTTTACGGATGGGAGGAAGTCAATGAATAGTTGGGAGACGATACGAGAACTCTGCGCTATTTGTGAGGCACAAAACAATATCATAAAAGCGCAGAGCGATGCCCTCGCACAGGTGGGGGCGGTCGTTATGGAAGAGGAGAAAGCGGCGGTCGCAGAGCGTTACGCCTTATTTCTCGGAAACAACGACCAATCAGAAGGGGGTTGATGGCTATGGAATGGCTCGGATACCTGCTCACAGGCGCCGCATCGGCGGCATTTATCAAACTCGTGGACAATGTCATTCAATGGAAACTCGCCAGGAAAGCCAAAAAGGAGGACAAAGCCGAAGAACAGGCTGAGTCCAACGAAAAGGCTGAACGGGAGAGGATAAAAAGTATCGAGGCAGACCTTAAGTCGGTCATTGAGGGGCAGAGATACATACTGCTCGACCGCATTCGCTACCTTGGACTTGCCTATCTCAAGAATGGCGAGATTTCATTCGATGACCGCAGGCTTCTGCATCAGATGCACAGCGTGTACCACGATGCATTGCACGGCAACGGAGACCTTGACGAACTCATGTCCGAGGTTGACGAGTTGCCATTGAAACAGTAAGAAGGAGGCACAATCTATGCTTAACGCAGTCATTGAGAACCTTATCAATATTGGATGGGCGATGCTGATTTTCCTGTCGGCGTACCTTGCGAATGTTGCATTCTCGCTCTGGTACAACATCAAAATTCAGCAGCAGTCCTTCGATAAAAGCAAACTTATCGCCAGCGCCTTAAAGGTGCTGACCTTCGTGGTCGGACTTACCCTTTTGTGCGTGGCGATTACCACTCTGCCCCTGTTCGCAACGCAGGTGGGATGGACTATCCCGGATGAATACACCGACATCTTTGCCGACCTTGTAATCATCGGTGCGGTGCTTCTTGTGTCCTGCAAGTATATCAAGGAGGCGTTTGAGAAGTTCACCGCTATTCTGAACTCGGCGAAAATTGAAATCAAGGAGGACGAAGGCAATGAGTAATTCCCCTCTGGTGTCATACACCAAAATCTCGCCCAACAGAACCAAAAACCGCAACCACGCCATCGATACCATCACCATCCACTGCGTGGTGGGTCAATGCTCCGTGGAGACTCTGGGGCGTATCTTCGAGCCTACATCGAGGAAGGCATCCTCCAACTACGGTGTCGGCGTTGACGGTCGCATCGGTATGTATTGCGAGGAGAAAGACCGCTCCTGGTGTTCCTCGAATGCGACCAACGACCACAGGGCAATCACCATCGAGGTCGCATCCGATACCAAAGAGCCTTATGCGGTAAATGCCAAGGCTTACGCAGCGCTCATCGAACTGTGCGTGGATATCTGCAAGCGCAACGGCATCAAGAAGTTGGTATGGTCTACGGATAAAAGCACCCGTGTGAACCATCTGAACGGTTGCAACATGACCGTCCACAGGGACTACGCCAACAAGTCCTGCCCCGGTACATACCTCTATGAGAGGATGGGGGACATCGCCTCCAAGGTCAACGCCAAACTCGGTGCGACCGCAGACGAGCCTGCGCCTTCCGTGCCGGAGAAACCTTCCACCTCGGACTGCTCTTTTGCGGTGAACGACACTGTGGAGTTCAAGTCCGATGCGAAGAAGTATCATCCTGCAGGCTCTGGCATCCCTTCCTGGGTAAAGACCGGGTACACCCACATCGTGACGCAGACTGCATCCAACGGCAAGGCTGTGTTTAAGGGCGGTGAACGGTGCGTCCTTCTGGGGAAGAAGGTCAACAAAAAGACCAATAAGAAGGAGGCAGGCATCAACACTTGGGTGTCCGTCAATGTTCTGCAGAAGGTCGGCGGCACCGCTGCCACCACC